GTGCACCAGTGGCACCAGTTGCACCTGTATTACCAGTATCACCTTTTATACCTTGTAATCCTTGTGCACCAGTGGCACCAGTTGCACCTGTATTACCAGTATCACCTTTTATACCCTGAATACCTTGTAATCCTTGTGAACCAGTTGCACCTGTATTACCAGTATCACCTTTTATACCCTGAATACCTTGTAATCCTTGTGAACCAGTTGCACCTGTATTACCAGTATCACCTTTTATACCCTGAATACCTTGTAATCCTTGAGCGCCTAATATACCTTGAGCACCAGTGGCACCTGTTGTACCCTGAGCACCAGTTGTACCCTGAGCACCAGTGGCACCAGTTGTACCCTGAGCACCTGTTGTACCTTGAACACCTTGAGCGCCTAATATACCCTGAGCACCAGTAGCACCAGTTGTTCCTTGAGTACCTGTTGTACCTTGAGCACCTGTAGTTCCTTGTCTACCTTGAACACCTTGAACACCTTGAGCGCCTAATATACCCTGAGCACCAGTAGCACCAGTTGTTCCTTGAGTACCTGTTGTACCCTGAGCACCAGTGGCACCAGTTGTACCCTGAGCACCAGTGGCACCAGTTGTTCCTTGAGTACCTGTTGTACCCTGAGCACCAGTAGCACCAGTTGTTCCTTGAGTACCTGTTGTACCCTGAGCACCAGTGGCACCAGTTGTACCTTGAGCACCAGTAGCACCAGTTGTTCCTTGAGTACCTGTTGTACCCTGAGCACCAGTTATACCTTGAGATCCAGTTGTTCCTTGAGTGCCTGTCGTGCCTTGTGAACCAGTAGCACCAGTTGTTCCCTGAGCACCTGTAGTTCCTTGTCTACCTTGAACACCTTGAGCGCCTAATATACCCTGAGCACCAGTGGCACCAGTTGTACCTTGAACACCTTGAGCGCCTAATATACCTTGAGCACCAGTGGCACCAGTTGTACCTTGAGCGCCAGTGGCACCAGTTGTACCTTGAGCGCCTGTTGTACCTTGAGCGCCTGTCGTACCTTGAGTACCAGTTGTTCCCTGAGCACCTGTAGTTCCTTGTCTACCTTGAACACCTTGAGCGCCTAATATACCTTGAGTACCCTGAGTTCCAGTTGTACCTTGAAGACCTTGAATACCTGCAGCAAAGGGTGCAGTCCATTGAATTCCACTTCCAGTCGCGACTAAAATAGAACCGTTAGTGCCCACATTATTATTAAAGTCGTAAAGACCAGAACGAAGTCTTACATTTCCATTAACGTCCAATTTTTGAGTTGGACTTGTCGTTCCAATTCCAACATTTCCACCATAAGCTGCAAACTCAATTGTTCCATCCGCATCTACATCTATACTTGGTATACCAGAAACATCATTAACTGAGAAAATCGATCCGGTAGTAAGATTGTTTGTAATACTGAAAAGTTGCCCAGCAGAACCTTCAAACGATAATGTTCCAGAATTCAAGCTATCATATGGAATGATATCTATTGCAGTACCAATTCCAAAAGCTCCAGTAGAAGGATTATATTGTAATTTAGTACTTGTTACATTAAGAGTTGTTGAAATTCCTGATGTAGCAGTTACAAATCCAATAAAGGCATTGGTAGATGTTGTATCGTTAACAATTGTAAATCCACCATTATTAGCACCTTGAATACCTTGAGTTCCTTGTGATCCAATTGTGCCTTGAGTACCAGTTGTACCTTGAGCGCCTGTAGTTCCTTGTCTACCTTGAACACCTTGAGCGCCTGTTGTACCCTGTGTACCTGTTGTACCCTGTGATCCAGTTGTACCTTGAGCACCAGTAGTGCCTTGAGCGCCTGTCGTACCCTGAGTGCCTACTGTTCCTTGAGTACCTGTTGTACCTTGTGTGCCTCCAGTACCAGCAGTGCCGTTTACACCCGAAGTGCCTTGAATACCCGTTGTACCTTGTGAACCTGTAGTGCCTTGAGCGCCTAATATACCTTGAATGCCTTGTGTACCCTGAGCACCTGTTGTACCTTGAGATCCAGTTGTACCTTGAGTGCCTGTTGTACCTTGAGCACCAGTAGTACCTTGTGAACCTGTAGTGCCTTGAGCGCCTAATATACCTTGAATGCCTTGTGTACCTTGAGATCCAGTTGTACCTTGTGAACCTGTAGTGCCTTGTGATCCAGTTGTACCTTGAGCGCCTGTAGTTCCTTGTCTACCTTGAACACCTTGAGCGCCTGTTGTACCCTGTGTACCTGTTGTACCCTGAGCACCTGTTGTACCTTGAGATCCAGTTGTACCTTGAGTGCCTGTAGCACCTTGAGCACCAGTAGTGCCTTGAATGCCTTGTGTACCTTGAGATCCAGTTGTACCTTGTGAACCTGTAGTGCCTTGAGCACCAGTAGTGCCTTGAATGCCTTGTGTACCTTGAGTGCCTGTTGTACCTTGAGCACCAGTTATACCTTGAATGCCTTGTGTACCTTGAGTGCCTGTTGTACCTTGAGCACCAGTTATACCTTGAATGCCTTGTGTACCCTGAGCACCTGTTGTACCTTGAATGCCTTGTGTACCTTGAGTGCCTGTTGTACCTTGAGCACCAGTAGTACCTTGAGCACCAGTTATACCTTGAGCACCAGTAGTGCCTTGAGTGCCTGTCGTGCCTTGTGAACCTAATACACCTTGTGTACCTTGAGTGCCTGTCGTGCCTTGTGAACCTGTTGTTCCCTGTGATCCAGTAGCACCTTGTGAACCTGTTGTACCTTGTGTACCCTGAGCACCTGTTGTACCTTGAGATCCAGTTGTACCTTGAGCACCAGTAGTACCTTGAGCACCAGTTATACCTTGAGCACCAGTAGTGCCTTGTGTACCCTGAGATCCAGTTGTACCTTGTGAACCTGTTGTACCTTGTGAACCTGTTGTTCCCTGTGCACCAGTTGTACCTTGTGAACCTGTTGTACCTTGTGAACCTGTTGTTCCCTGTGCACCAGTTGTACCTTGTGAACCTGTTGTTCCCTGTGCACCAGTTGTACCCTGAGATCCAGTTGTACCCTGAGATCCAGTTGTACCTTGTGAACCTGTTGTTCCCTGTGATCCAGTAGCACCTTGTGAACCTGTTGTACCCTGAGATCCAGTTATACCTTGAGTGCCCTGTGCACCTGTTGTACCTTGTGTACCCTGAGATCCAGTTATACCTTGAGTGCCCTGTGCACCTGTTGTACCTTGTGTACCCTGAGATCCAGTTATACCTTGAGCGCCTGTTGTGCCCTGAGCACCTTGAACTCCTTGAGCACCAGTTATACCTTGAGCGCCTGTTGTACCCTGTGATCCAATTGTACCTTGAGCACCTTGAGAACCTTGTAAACCATCAGTACCCTGGGCACCTTGTGATCCAATTATACCTTGAGCACCTTGTAAACCATCAGTTCCCTGTGCACCTTGTATTCCTGTGGCACCTTGAGCACCTTGAGCACCTTGTAAACCATCAGTTCCCTGTGCACCTTGTATTCCTGTGGCACCTTGAGCACCTTGAGTACCCTGTAAACCATCAGTTCCCTGTGCACCTTGTATTCCTGTGGCACCTTGAGCACCTTGAGTACCTTGTAAACCATCAGTGCCTTGTGCGCCCTGTATGCCTGTGGCGCCTTGCGATCCTGTAATACCCTGAGCACCATCAGCGCCTTGAAGACCTTGCGCGCCTAAAATTCCTTGAAGACCTTGAGCGCCAGTTGTTCCCTGAGCACCTTGAGCACCTGTTATACCTTGACTACCCTGTGCGCCTATATTACCTTGAATGCCTTGAGTGCCTTGAGCACCAATTTCACCTTGAATGCCTTGAGTGCCTTGAGCACCAGTTTCACCTTGAATACCTTGTGAACCTATTGTACCTTGCGATCCTTGAACACCTATAGTTCCTTGAAGACCTTGTAGACCTTGAATACCAATTGTACCTTGAGGTCCTTGAAGACCTATAGCACCTTGAACACCTTGAATACCCTGAGGCCCTTGAGGTCCTTGAGGTCCCTGAGATCCTTGTGCGCCGAGAGCATCGTATGCATCGCTTAAGCGCCAGATAAGACCGTCACTGTGATATCGATTGCCGTCGTCAAGTTGTACCTGTCGACCTTTATAGTCTATAGGATTTAATGCTGCTAGATCACCACTGGTAATAACAAACAAACCGTCGTCAACTAATTGTTTGTTTGATAGAAATTTATTCGACATTATATGATACCTACACCCACATGCTCTGCCGAAGCTTGTTCATTAGCTGAAGCCCAAACATCACATGCTCCCGAAACGCTAGATTTTACCTGGATCGAATCGCCGTTTGCGGTTGCAAGATTTCTTTTGATTAGGGATCTTCCTTGTAACGGAATAGCTACACTCTCGCCTGCAGGAATAAGAGTTGCGCCCAATGCATCATTTACAACTGAAGCTGTATTTCCTTCTGCGATAAAACGAACTTCAATTATGCAAGAACCACCAGTTTTGTTTTTGACTATAAGTGGTGTTAGAAAGAATATTTCACCTGCTGCAATACCTCGAGAAGGATAAGAGGGATCTCTAGCATCAGGATATTGTGACTCTGAGGGATCGGGAACAGAAAAGTCTGGTGCTTCTGCGATTGTAACAAATGTATTAGGAACACTCTCGTAACGAATGTTTACAGGTTTACCTGTTGATGGTTGGCGACATGTAATTCTTGCCATTAAAATCCTCCAAATGTAATAGCTGCGCGAGTAGCTTCACGTTTTGTAGGTGCAATAAATCCGCGACCTCCCATACCAAATCTTGCGTCAATTGTGACATCACCAGCAAAGATAGCATTACCATCACTATCTTGTCCTGTAGCAATGACAAGAGCGCCATCTTGTTCTAAAATACTGTCTCTGATTGGCAATCTTGACTGTGCTGGTGGAATTTTAATTTGCCAAACACCAATCATGTTAGCTGTCCAAGTATGACCAATAGCCTCAATTCTACTTGGTTCAGTGCGTGTTTGTGGACTATCGATTGTGCTTTTTACCGCAATAGTGGCATTATTTACCATAGTCTGTGATGTGGCGTCTACACCAGTAAGAGCGTTAATTTGGTCTCTTATGTAATCATAACAAAACTTAAATTGTGTTTTCTTGTCGCTCGACAATACAGGATTACCAACAGCGTCAAACAATACCAATTGGAAACGTTCAATCATATCTGAACCACCACCACGCAACATTTCTTCAAGTGCTTTAATCCAAACACTACCGTCATATCGAGTGTATTCTTGATCATATGCGTCCCAAGCAGATATAGTACCTGTTGCTGTTAATGCTGTCCACATATTATTAATGATTGTAGTAGAGGCTGCCGCAACAGCGTTTGCAGCAGTTGTGTTTGGTGTCATTGTTCCTGATATTGCATAAGGAACGCCGATGTTGCGTGAACCTGATGCAACTAGCGAATAGTCACCAAACTGCGTAGAACAAGAACTGAGAATGATTTGACCACCGCTCATTGCTAAGAAGTGTTTGTGGGCCCACATAGAGATGGCGTTAACAGCGTTGATTAGTCCGCCATTCTTTGCACAATAACCAATACCATTGTATGTTACAGGTGTTGCACCCCATGTCATGATGTTTGGAAAGATCGAATATTGAGAACAAACAAGACCGTCTGCTATAACAACGCCAGGTCCTCTTGGATATTGTGGATTTCCATTTAGAGGATCTAGTTTACCTCCAACAACGCTTATAGGCTGTGAACATCTTACAGCACACTTATGAGCGTATGGTACGCGCGTGATGACTGCACCAGGTCTAAAACTGAATGCAAAACCTTCTGTAGGATCTGTCAAACTATTTAAGCGGAAATTCTCAATGATAAATCCTTCAACAAAACATCCTGATCCCATACGAAATACGTTGCGCTCTTCAAAGTTAGGAACAGGACGAATGAATACTGAACGATGGGCAGCTTGTACAATACAACCATCAGGTAAATCTAACCAACCTTGTGTGTAATAAACACCAGGTGATACTTTGATAAGAACAATATCGTTTCTTGCAGTTGCAACTGCAAGAGCTTTTTCTAGCGATGCAAAAGGAGAATATTCGCTTGTGCCGTCATTTGCAGTATCGCTACCTGTTGTAGAAACAAATAATGTCCTCGAAAGTGATGGAAGAGCACCAGGTAAACCAACATCACCAACATTTGTCCACATACCTGCACGACGAATCTGAAGAAAATCTGTTTCTTCATTATAGATAACAAGACCATCAGGAGGATTAGGAATAGCATCTCGCTCTGTTGTAGTCATTCGAGGGAACAATAGACCCTTGTCTCTTGCCCATAAGTCTAGAACGGCAGCTTGGCTCGGTTGCTGTATAGGAATTTGTCCTCGTGCACCCATAGCTGTAGAGCCTTGAGGTGTAATAGAGAACATAGAATTTGAATTGATTTTGAAATCGACTAGTTTAGTGTTTGCGGCATAAGAGATAGCATTGACATTCATGCCAATGCCAACAAACACATTCGATGTATTAGCCCAAGTCGCTCTTAAATTTGAAATAGGTGTTGGCATTAACCCTCTACCACGTAATACTTAAATTGATAATCTTGTGACAGAAGTCCTGTAAAATGCTCTTCAAGAGCTACAATATTTCCATCACCATCATATATAGCATCCGCCAGAGCCTGTTCCCATTCGTCAGGCTCATATCTCAAATCATAATCAAGAGTAATGTTAAATTCTGTAAGAGTGAGAGTTGTTCCAGTCTCATTACCTACAATTGTCATACCAGCTTGAAAATTTCCATATATATCATAGATTACAATTAGTCCGGTATCTGGATAGTAGTTCTTAACTCTTGCTTGGTTATTACCTGAATACACAAGCTCGTTCAGCTGCCATGTCATTTACCACCACCAGCTCTACCACCATAAACAACAACATCCATAGAGTGTCCTTTTGGATTAGTAGGACCGGTAGGATGTATAACAACGCAATCTTGTTTATCAGGAGCTGCAATGTCACCCATCGCACAAATCACAAGTTTACCTTGAATGTAAACATTCTTAGCGCCGTACACAGCTTGCAATTGACCTCCATCGCAGTGTGTATCATAATCACCTTCAACTGCCCACAATATACCATTCACTTTGACAGTGCTTTGTCCTGTAACGATTGTTGTAGCCTCACAAAATCTCTTATCGCCGTGACGATGGGCTCCTGGCATTTTATTCCTATGCTACTTTCTTTGGTCTTCCTCTGCCGCGCTTTACAGGCTGCTCATCTGGCTTCTGTACATCTTCAATTGCGAAGACGCTAATACCTGTTGAACCTAATCCTCCGGCACGATCTGTTTTTTGAATTGGAGCATCGAAGATTTCCCAAAGAATATATTCCTCTGATTTAATCATTTCCGCTTGTGCAATCCTATCTCCATTATTTATCGTCTGATCTACACTGGAATTATTTGCAAGCAAAACAAAAGTTTCTTGGACATAATCCGAATCGATTACGGCTTCTAGGTTTGCTAAAACAAGACCTTGCTTAAGTGATAGCCCAGACCTAGGATGAATTCGTACCGAATATCCTTCTGGAATATCAAAGATCAATCCAGTAGGCACTAGAATACGATCACCAGGCATGATCTTAATTGAGCCATTAGAAAGTTGCCTCGTTAATGGCGCATTGTACATATTGTATCCAGTATACTCAGTCTTGCCCGTAGATTGAAACGATAGATCGAAACAAGCTGCTTGTTTTGTTGCAAACTTAGGAAGATTGACGTTGGGATCTGTCTTAAAAATTCTCAAACGATTCATTATATAGCTCCATGTTAAGTTTTACGTTTGCCAATATTGTATTTTGTTACCAGATTCCATTCCGTCTTTTCACGGTGTGATATGATTTTGATTTGTGAAAGGGGAGCGACAGGAGTCTGGCTTTTAGCAGGATCAACAAGAATAGCCAATCTCCATTCTGATAGGAGATTGGCTATTGTATTCACACGACCACGATCCTCATCTGAGAAATCGGAACTCTTATTGTCCAATAAGAATAGTTGTTTGAAGTGGATAATATAGTACTTGCCCTGCTTATGCAGAATGTGGCAAGATTGATATAAAGTCTTTTCTTTTTTAGATGCAACACCAATACGAGAAAGTGTTTCCTTAACTTTTAGGAAGTCATCAGGCTCAGCCAGTCTCACCTCTATTAAATCTTCTAAGTTTAGCATTAGGACCACCTTTGTTCAAAGTCTTTTTAATTTCTTCAAGTTGGTCATTTGTAAGCACTGTTAGAACGTCCTTTGCCTTTTCATTGGAATAATTGTAAGCTTCCTTAATGACTTCAAGATTGTCATCATCTTGTCTTTTTTGCCATTTCTGAAAAGGTCTTTTATATGACCTTACAGTATTTAGCAAATAGTGGTACTGAAGAAGTCCATCTGTGGATGGTAACATATTCATCTGATTGGCCTGCATTACCATGTCCAGATGAAACGAGATGGATCTGTTAACCACATAGGGCACATATTCCTTCTCGTTTTCACTGGTAATGACTTTCTTTTTGGTATGCTGGATGCTAGGGATAACGTCTTTAAAAAGATCCGTCATTGATATTCACAATCTACCATAAGTTCTGTCAAACAAGCAACAAGATTGATTTCTTGGTCTGCAACAAATGCTGATTGATACCCATATTTGGCAATGATCAAAACAGCTTGTGGTACGCTTTCGGGCTTGAAATATTCCACAAGAGAGTCATAAATCTTGCGATACACACGGGCAGGTTCAATGTCAGAATTGGTAACACACCACTTTCTCATTTCTGAAAAGTTCTTGTCTTTCAGAAATTTGACAAGATCGGCAATCTTTCGAACATCTGAGAGTTGTGCAACGATGCCTGCATCCAAAGTGCCAGAAGAACTAAACCGCTGTAGCTCATTAAGAGTACGACGATAGTCAGGAAAGTACTTCTCGACAATCTTTGCCACAACCGCTTTATCATAATCGATTCCTTCTGAAGTCAGAATGTTAAGCAAACGCTTAAACAACTGAGATGCCATCTCTTGCTTTTCATCATTCTTCAATCCGAAATCGATTACCGAACAACGTGAATGAATCGCGTCGATCAGCTTTGACTTGAAGTTACATGTAAGAATGAATGTGCAATTGCCTGCAAACTCTTCGATTGCACCACGCATAGCTGCTTGGGCTTCAGGAGTTAGATAGTCGGCTTCGTCTAGGATGATAACTTTCTTGCCACCCGTCAACGATACCGAAGATGCATAGTTACGAATAGTTGTTCGCAGCATATCAATACCTCTGTTTTCAGAAGCATTGATATACAGATGGTTGATCCCAATCTCATCACACATGGCTTTGGCAACTGTGGTCTTACCCACACCGGCAGTACCAGTTAACATGAGATTGGGAATTTCTTTCTTATCCACATACTCCTGAAACGGCTTTTTCAGCCGCTCAGGAAGGATGCAGTCTCTTACGGTCTTTGGTCTATACTTTTCGACCCAGAGAAAAGATTCGCTCATCAATAAGTCCTTCTAACGTTGTAGCGAGATTTTAGCAGAATAGCACACGTTTCGTCAAGTGTCATAAAGTCTATTCTAAGATTTTTCATTCTAGGCATCATTCTTATAGGCATAAATTTAGCGTAGATATGTTTAGGAATAACACCATCAAATCTAGCTTTGGTTGCTGCCGGATGTTTCTCGTCATCTCTTGATACATCATGAAGTTCTTTCATGAATCTATATACACGTTGACGTATCGAATACTCTGTAGCGCCCACATACAGACACGAGGTTTGTGTCTTGGTCTTTTCATAGAGAACGTATAGACCACCACCATTCACACCTGGAATGTCAGCTTTTCGAAAAAAGGTGCCTTCGCTATGAAGTGACATACCTAAACCTTCGTTTGGTAATTCATATGAAATCACTTTATAGAAAGGCAACCCTATTCCGATAGTGACGATCTTTCTGGCATAGTCCCAGTTGTCCACATAAGTGTCACCATAAAGATCGACGGCCATTTTACTTCATAACTCCGTCATACATTTCTTCGAAGTTACGATTTTCGTCCTGCTCTTGAGCGTAGTTGCTCTTAAAGTAGACACGTGCCATACGACGAAGCATCTTCTTATCAATGCCAAGCTGATCTTCCATTCGCGCGAGAGTGTCCTTCTGCAAATCCCTTTCAGCAGCAATTCGCGTCATACTGTCGTTCATTTCAAGAACAGCATCCTTAACGCGCTTCTTGTCCGCTTCAGAAAGACCGTTGATCGAAACGAATACTTTTTGATTGTGTCCCATGCCAGCCATTACTTAGTCTCCACTGCAATCCAATACTTGATCTTCTTGTTCTTCGCCGCAAACTTCGCGAAGCCGTTCAACATAACTTCAACGTCATAATCATCCGCAATCATTTTGAGATTTTCAAACTTGAACGTAACAGAACAATCTTCACCTGTATGATCGGCAAGCTTGATAGATGCAGAGTTAGAAGTGTCGTTTGCCTTCTCATGCGCGAGAAGACGAAGTTCACCATTCTTACCAACAATAGAAATGTTAGGAAATCCGTTTGTTGCAGCAAGACGACGGATACGCTGCCAAACAGAATCGGTCAGAGTGAAGCGAAGATCAACCTGCTTCATCGTCAGTTCCTTATCGGGAGGGGAAGTGATGAGACCAATCGCACTTGAGTAATAGTGCAGACCGACAGTACCATCAGTCATGGTTAGAGACTTGTCACCAAAATCGATATCAGGATTATCGAAAGAGGTTACGTTTCCAAGAAACTGTGGCAAATCATAGATGCCAAACTGAATAGGAATGTTGTCTTCAAGTTCAGCTTCACATAGAATAGACTTGTCCATGTTGATGGTCTTCTGAACATTACCTGTTCGAAGAACGAGTCCAGAATTGATTTCTGAAAAGTTCTTGAGGACCTTTAGAGTGTTTTCGCTAATCTTCATAATATATTCTCCAGTTAGATTTAGTTTAGGCTGCTAGTATAGCAGACTTTTGTGGGCCTGTAAAGACTTTTAGCAGGTGACTGATATCAGCTTCAAGCATGGAAATGTTTCCGTTGTTATCAAGATGATAATCCATAATCGATCCTGCCCATGCCCATTCAGAGTAGTGGATCTTATACTGATCTACCATTGCATCTTCGGCAGCTAACTTTCGAGAAATCTGTTCGTGAGTTTCAGCTTTCCTGTTAGCAATGACAGCAGTATCGTACCAAATAGGATCAGGACCACGCTGAACACGAACTGCAAACCCTCCCTTTGATCTCATCCAATCAATTTCATTTGGGAATCGAACATCAGCAATTATTACGTTCTTATACATTTCGGCTTTACGCTCTAATGCATGTACCCAAACGTCTTGATGAAAAACATTGCGACCAGCTTCTGTTCCCATCAATTGAAGAGCTAGACGAGGTGAAAAATCAAACTCAAACTTCTTTGACCACCATTCATCTTTTGTTTCACGAAATTCCCTACTTTCTAAAGTGTCACCTTCAAGAAGGGCTCGCGGCCATCCGAAGATAGCCGCAGTTGCATCCTTAACAGCATCAGCAAATGAAAGCTTAACAAAGCCGTGCTTCTCGACCAAAATATCAGCAACAGTGCCTTTACCTGATCCAATAAATCCTACAACACCAATTATCATTATAGATTTCCTGTATATTGAGCGATTGCTTGCATGTTACCAGTGAAGGCATAAGTGCCAACATGTTGCGTCTTCATCCATGGACACAGCCAAATTTGCACATCGATCTTTCGAAGATACTGACAGAACATGTAATCCTCAGAAAGATACCTATGTGACGCATTCTTTTCTGTGTTCATAAATTCTTGTGCCTTCTTCTTGATGTTATCACCCTGTGCAGCAATCTTTACGAGATGGTATAGATCGTCATAAGTATAACCATTGTCAATCACAGTATCAAAATATGCGTGAATGTAGCGAGAACCATCAAAGTTGGCCTGACCAACATGATCTGGCTTGTAGTTCTGCTTCGGATAGGCATTCTTGAACTTTTCGAATACTTCACGTTTGACCATCATGAAGCCAGTTCCAATTTCCATAACCTCAAGAGGTTCGCGAACGTTGAACTGTGTTGTACCTGGCACGGGATTGAAAACATAATCGCCAACAAGATTGTCCAATTCATTTACTGGTGTTGTTGGATCTTTAACAAGAGCCGCAGCAATGTTTTTCCAATTGATTGACTTCTTAGGATAAGGTGCACCAATAACGTCTTTGTCCAAAGCAATAAGGGCTAGAACATCTTGAGGATCAAAATGAATATCAGAATCGATGAAGAGAAGATGTGAGCTATCTGAGCGCAAGAATTCGTCTACCAAATAGTTTCTTGCGCGGGTAATTAGTGATTCATTGAAGAGGAAAGAGAATCGAACTTCAATGCCATATTGAAGACAGATGCTTTGAAGATCAAGGCATGCCTTCATATAAAGTCCATTGTTCTGTCCACCATACATAGGTGTTGCTATGAACAGTTTGGTCTTTCTTAGGTCTTCAACTTTGATTGATAATTCCATTAGTGAACTCCATAATAAAAAGGGATGCTACAGTAGTATATAGCATCCCTTTTTGAATTGCTAGAAAAAATTACGAGGCAATACGATAAAACATCTTGCGAGTACCGTTAACATTACGGTAGTTGCTATAGATGGTCTTACCTTCAACATTGCGAAGATCCCAAACGCGCTTATACACGGCGTCCTTAGACAAGCCGGAAAGCTGTGCAAGTCGACCAGCAGTGATGCCAGTACCCTTGTTATTCTTACGCAGAACCTTAGCAACACGGGAAAGATGAGACATTAAATAACTCCATTATAATTTTAGGTTACGAGTCTTCAAAAGGACGGACAGTGAATGACTCAAGCCCACTGTCCGTATTCTTGTTACATGGAAATTTCGCCATCATTAGTAGCGGCAGCTTCCGTCTTGACTTCCGGCTTCGGCTGGAGAGTTTCGTCCAGCTTCATGTAGAGGTCAAAGAAGCCATTCTTGGTATCCACATCAAAGCGGTTCAGACAAAGCTTGATTGCCTTCTCACGATCCTGACCGAAGATTGAGAACGCTTCGCAGATGTGGACAAGACGGCGAGTAGAGATGATATCAGACACGGCACCATCGTAGAATGCCTTGCGGATCATATCAGCCCAATTGACTAGCTTTTCTGCAAAGTCATTGTCATCACAACCGGAAGCCTGCAGAATATTCTTCACGATCTTGAGTTCGGTCTTGAGCGGCGGGTATTCCTGCTCGAAAGTGATAGAGAAACGCTCAAGGAAAGCTTCGTTCATCACGTTGGTACCGATGAAGCGACCGTCGTCAGAACCCTTACCCTTGGTATTGGCAGTAGCCAGAATGTTGAAGCCCTTAGCAGGCGTTACCACACGATTGATCTTCTTAAGATAGATCGGCTTGCCTTCAAGAATGGGCTGAAGGCACATGAGCTTGGCATCACCGAGATCCACTTCGTCCAGAAGCAGGATGGCACCACGTTCCATAGCCACGATAACCGGACCATTCTGCCAGACAGTCTTACCATCGATAAGACGGAAACCACCAATCAGGTCATCTTCGTCCGTTTCTTTGGTGATGTTGGCACGAACCAGTTCACGCTTTTCTTGGGCGCAAATCTGCTCAATCATCATGGTCTTACCGTTACCAGACAGACCGGTCACATAAGTCGGATAGAACTTACCAGACTTGATGATCATGCGGACATCGGCAAAGTGGCCGAAAGGAACATAACCAGAAGCCTTAGCGGGAACCAGTGACACAGTATCAGCGACACTGGTGTGCAGAGCAGCAATTGCCATGTCATGCTGATTTGACACTTCGATGGCAGTGTTAGAAGCAACCGGAACTTCCGAAGCAATATCGGAAGCCTTAATTGCCTTAGCTGCCTTCACGGGCTTAGTGGAACCACTGTCATCAAGGGAATACACTCCGCGCGAGACATGTCGCGCCTTGTCCTTGATGAACCAAACCGGATAATCAATTCCGTACTTACGTTCAATGAGGATAACTTCCTGACGGGTGATGGTCGCGATATCACCGAATTCCTTCTTAACAGCGTTAAAGAAGGCAGACTTGTCGAGAGGGCGCTTAGCCATTTAGAACTTCCTTGTGTGTGTTTCGATTATGTGTATATTATAGACTAGGTAAAGGTGTTTGTCAAGCGGCAATTCGCTTGACAAACCGTGAGAGTAGAACACGGGAAACCGTCTTCTTTTCGGAAAACTTGATGAATTCCTTTGCAGCCTTGTTACGGGTCATGTTGGAATCTACAACCAGTTCCTTGTTAGTGGAAACATTGAACATCTTAGGGTTGAGAATATAGTATTCATCATAACCTGCAGTGTCAACTGGAAAAAATCCATCATTTGTCCAAGACTTCTTGGCATCAGTCAGGCGCTTGTCATAAACGCCAAACTTATATTGATCCCAAACACGCTGGAATCCATCACCGTTGATAAAGAAGCCAATAAGATTACAGTTGGTACGATCCTTCAGAACCTTAAGAAGCAGAGAAGTCATGCGACGGTCGCCAAGGCTGTACCGAATGTCGTAAGATTTCTTGGTAAGATCATCCTGAAGAATGTACTTGGTCTTACCAGACCAACCATAACCGTACTGATTTTTTCCATGGAAACCATAGATAGGATCGGATTCGCCATCAGTCAGGAAGATGGTATTGACAACCTGAACTTTAGACTGATTATGGAACTTATTTACAACCAGATCTGCCAGAGCAATACACTCATTGAGTGGAGTGGACGACATTCCATCACAGGGCATATGACCACCACAACCCATGAGCCAAAGATGGTACATTGCATCATTGAGTTCCTGGATCTTCATTCGAGATGAAAGAATGTTACGGATCATGACAGGATCCATAGAAATTTCATCTTGATTTTGAGAGAAGAACTGGGTATCCGGAAGAAGAGTGCCTCCATCATCCTTGTAATCAGTGTACAGAACACTACGGAACGAATAAACCTCAAAAGGAATCTGTACCCGCTTGCAAAACATTGCCAGTGAGAAAAGCTGCTTTAGCGTTTTCTTCAGGTTGGATTGCATTGAACCAGACCAATCAACAAACATAACGAAGCCGTGATTTTTGCCAGTCGCAACGGAAGTGACACGACGGAAAAGGTCATCATTATACTTGTAGGTATGCAGCTTATTCATATCGATTACACCGGTCTTCGAAACGCTGGTGCGACTATATTCATCCGCAGACTTTCGCATTTCAAATTCTTTAACCATGAAAGAAATCGTGGCATTTTCATCTGCACGGAACTTCATGAGTTCCGCACGAACCGAATCTTGCCAAAACTTGTCTTGCCACATCTTAGGAAGATAAGACCGCTGTTCAGCTAGAACCTGCTTGTAGTCAACAACCATCTTGTTGATATCGACAGGACGAGGAAGCTTCAGGTAAATATACCGTTCGTCCGAATTCTTAATCAGATCATCCTGCGTCTTTTGCCAAGACTTTTCAGTTTCCGATTCCGGCAGGTTGTTATCATCACCGCTGCCGTTCTGAGAACCCATGTTTATAGGAGTATCAGAATATTCGTTTGAGCGGTCATCAGACTGGGTCTTACCAGACTTATTACCATCTTCATCATCATCCGATGCTTCACCATCGGCATTACCGTTGCCGTCAGTTTCATCCGTTTCCGAATCATCATAGGTCATGTCATCAGAGTCCGAATCATCCGATTCCGACCATTTGCCGTCATCTTCACCGGCTTCTTCGCCCATGTCATCCGGATTGTTTTCTTGATCCTGTTCCTGCTGATCCTTAGACCAAGTGAAAATCTTTTCAGTGAGTTTCAAAACCTCATCAAAGGTTTCAGCATTCTCAACCTCAAGAAGCATTTTCTTCTCAACAGGAGAAAACTTGATGCCCATCATAGAGCCGCCCTTGCAATAGATGTTAAGGCGATCAATAAAGGACATTTGATTAACGTCCCGCTTTTCGGTACCGAAGAAATCACGTTCAATGAGTTCCTTATAACCCTTCACGTAATTCCGACGGGCACCAGGGAAGCGGCGCTTCTGGCGCTTATCAATACGGGCATCCTCAATAACGTTTAGAAAGCCCTTGACGGCACCCATCGCGCGATTAGAAGCAGAACCCGTAACACGGAGAGCAATATCCTTGATTGCATCAGCCCAACCTTCGGGAGGAGTATCAAGAGCATGGCCGACTTCATGTACAACCAGAAGGTCATATAGGTCATCGGAAATATTGTGCCATATCGGCAGACACAGGACACGGTTCTTTACGTCGAACCATGCGGTCTTTGCACCAGGCTTATGCTGTACGGCAATGTTTTCAGTGGCCAAAAGCTTAGCCAGCTGAGACTTTCCGTTCTGAATATTTGCTTGTTCCATTACGTCCTCTTGATTATTGACTTATCTTAGACTGTTTTGAGGTCCAAGTCAATAGTTAACCGATGTAGACAAAAAGGGTTGCTCGGCTATACAATTGCTTATAAGTTGCAATATGCATGTTATCATGCTTGTTATACATTTTCTTGTATAACTTGAAAGGCTGTTCGTTTCCGTAACAGGTTTCGATCATATTAGGAAAATCAGGATCATTTGATACAGCACTAAGGTCGACGTGGAAAACGTTCGGCTTGCTTTCATAAACGATATGGGTTACGAGATGGGAATTGTCAAGTCTGAGGGGTTCTGAATTTGTCATGTACTATATATAAGTACGGCAACCCTCTTTTTCAAGAGTGGTTGCCGCATAGCTGGTATGTGTTCAATGCATAGCTACTGCTAAGTCATTGTTTTTACTAGAGAATACTATAAACCATTGTAATTGTTGATCAATTTTAGTCCATAGTTGTTAACTTTTGGCAGTTTTGAAAGATCAACTCCTGGTTTTAATCTCAGCTTATTTTCCTTAAACTTTGAATAGTCCACATAATGATGCCAACGACCATACTTCCAAACCATTTGAGCAACATCTGGATGCATATCAACTAGCATCTGAGACTTATTCACAGTACCAGTTGCATTCAATTGGCCATCACGCCATTTGCTCTTGTCTAGCTCACCTTCAGCATGGTAGAATTCAGAAGTGTTTCCACCCTTAACAGTTTGCGTTGCGGCTTTACCCTGCATCCATATATTGAACTGAATCGTGCAATCACCATCTTTAAGAACATTGAGGCAGATATCAGTATCTTCGTTATAACGTCCACGCCATCTATGTTTACAATCATTGGAAATGAGTAGACAAGAATAGATACGTGTGTTTATCACAAAAGGTGGATACTTCTGATTGGGTGCAATAAAGAACCGATACTGAAAACCTGAGATAGGAACATTCTCAAAACGATCAACAAAATCTTCGGCAGCTTTGAAACATACTCCAGAACCTACTCGAATTCTTTCGTTCTTATGAAGTCGATAGAAATCTGAAATGTTATCGTCTAATACCCAATGCTTCTCAGCTCCTATTGAAATAGCATGATCCCAACACCAATTACGAGCCCGACCAGGGCCGTCACCGTGGTTGCTGAAAGGGGCAACAAGCAGAGTAACATAATCCCTAATATTGAAATTATCAAGGGCAGCTTCATAAGAACTTTCATCTTGTGGCTCTATCGCTATGTAATGTGGAACTTTCATACGCGCGAGTGAACGCGAAGTAAACATGCTTTCATGTCTACCTTTAGATATGATATAAACAGGATTTTTAGGGTTAGTCATTTTTGAAATTCTTCTCCACTAGCATTATCTTATCTTGTACATACTCCAACAATTCCAAACGCCTTGATTCAGTAGGAATGTCAGTTGTTACAAGAGGAGATAAATCAACATCAAATGAATTTTGAATGTCTACCAAATTACAAGCAGGGTTGATTAGTGGTAGACAGTCGTAGTTAATAGCTTCAATAAAGCGATAGATTGAAAAACAGTGTCTATCATAAGAAGGAAGCATATATGTGAAACGAGACTCTTCAATCTTGTTCAGATATGCATCTGGATCGATCAGTGTATTTTGACCATTTCTGTAATCTTTGATATAGAAGTTTACAGTTTCAAACTTAGCTTCGATATCTTCAATATCACCTATAAACTCCTCACGATTGCTTTTCTCAAGAATTGTTAATCCAAATGTAAAGTCTGTAATCTTGTCTCTTGTGATCATAGGCACCGGCTTCGTCAATAGATAAGCCTGCAGACTATCCAATCGATTAATACCATAAGCTGGAATATCATAACCATGATACAGATAGTAGTCTGTGGTTGGCTTTACATCTTCATGAAACAGACCGCAACTGATTTCGTTTGGATCAATAGCAATTTCATGCAGAGGTATGTTGTATGTATTATGAGCTTTAAGCATTGCAAGAATGTTAGTGCAGTGAGCGCCTACACTCTGAAACTTGATCTGACCACCGTCATTAGGAAATACACCAGATCTTTTACCTACACGGGTAAGTTCAGAACGCCATAGGTCCATACCTCCAACAATGAACAGCTTGTCATATTGTTGAAGTGGAGTCACATCTATTGCATCATAAACGTCCATCCATGATGACATCAAAGGAACTAAGGTTTCATAATAATGTCCATAATGATTATAATAGTTGTCCACTTCAACATTGCCATAGCGAGATAATGCTATCTTAGCACCATCTGTTTTTGTTGTGCTGAGAATATCAACTTCATCGCATGTTTGAGATATGATATTCATATGACGGATGACTATCTTGCCCTCACGACCACTAATAGGTCTAGCTGAATAAATCAGACCTCTCATTCTTCTTCAACCCAACGCAACAGGTGATTAGCTGTACGGTCGAGTGCTGGATACCACATGCTCTTTGTTTTTACAGTGATTGTCTGATCTGAATCGATTTGGGATCTGTAGACGCTGACGAATTTGTCAAAGTCTTCCTTGTTACGGAAATGAAGATACATGGTCTTATATGTCTTCTTGTCTTCCTGTTCAAACTCAGGCATTCCAACCCAAAGAGCATCCTTATCATTAGGATTCATATCACCACTATCTTCCGTTTCAAGAAACTCAGTTAGGGTAGGTTCTCGAGGAAGCTCTACCTTTTTTCCAAGAAAGTTGTCATATTCTGCTGATTCTGCTACAGGTGTCTTAGTCATTTGTTCCTCATACTAGTCTGCTGAAGTTTCGGATCTTCTCAAAGCGATATACCTTATCAAACTTATCTATGAGTTGATCCTGTTTATGGCTTATTATAAACGTATTTGTATCATCTGTCAAGGTCTTAATTATCTTAAGGAATTCATCTGTGCCATTTGCGTCCAAACTTCCATCTAAGATTTCATCTAGTATCAACAGATTCGTATTGACGGAATTTTTCATCTTGGCAATTGTACGCCAAGTAAACATTAGCGCCAAATCAATACGTGTCTTCTCACCTTCCGAGAAGTTCGCATAGGAAAACTCATCACGATATCTGGACTTGATTACCTCGTTGAAGTTTTCGTCAATGTTAAAGTTTACAAAGAATCCCATCTGAGCGAGGTATTTATTAACAAGCTTATTGATGATTGGAATGTATTGCTTGATGATCTTGGTCTTTATACCGCCATCTTTCAATAGCGCCAGTGCAGTCTCAATGTACTTGCGATCTTCCAACAGTTCAGTTTTGAGAATGTTGAGATTTTCAATGTTATCAATTGTAGCAGACAATTGTTCTTCACTGTCTTGAACCATCTTGTCTGCATTCTTGATCTTCTCTATTGCGTCTTCAGTATCATTGACCATTGAGACTAAATGCATCATCGTTTGTTTCTTTGCAGATATATCAGCAGTGATAGCTTGAATGCGCTTTACGTTTTCTTCTTTCTTGCTAATCTGCACAAGGAGATCATTTGAGTGTAGTTCTGCAAATTCAGCAGCAGATACCAAACTCATGATTTCATCACTCAACTGAAGTACACGTTTGGAACGAAACGTTTCCTCAATAAGCTGTTTGCATGTTGGACAATTGTCAGTTGTCTTCAACATAGTTTTTTCAGAATCTAATCGTTTGGCATCAGTATCATGTTGAGTATACAACTTAATTGCATTGTGAAAGTGAGTCTTCAATTCAGTGAGGTCGTTTACTTCGGTTTGTAATTCTTTACGTTCGTCAACCAAATTCTCAACAGTTGATATAAGATCACGTTTTTGATCGGTATAATCGTTCAGTTGTTTTTGAAGTTCCAACATACGATCCGCGCTAGTCTTCTTCAAGCCTGCAAGAGTCTTTTCAATGTAAGATTTCTTATCTTCGTGAGACTGGAGATGAACACGATTATTTTCTAGGTCTTGCTTGTTTACCAATGCCCTCTGCTTCATCAGTACATTCATTACCGAAAAGATTTGAATATCTAGAAGACCTTCAATGATAGCACGACGATCAGCGGGAGATAACTGCATGAAAGGAACAAAAGATGCAGAACCAAGAATGACAATCTGAGTGAATGCCTTGTAGTTCATTTTGAGGATGAACTTCTCAAGGTACTCTTGATAGTCGCGCGAAGCTGAATCCTGATTAATCATCGTACCATCTACCCAAATCTCAAAGACATTAGGCTTGATACCACGAATGATTCGATACTCTTTACCGTTTGTATTGAAATCAATCTCCACAACGCAATCTTTACCGTTCACTGAATTAACCAGTGTCGGCTTATTGATGTTACGGAATGCTTTACCAAAAAGCACAAACGTCATGGCATCCAGAATAGTGGATTTGCCATGACCGTTCGCGCCAACAATCAGATTTGTCTTAGATGAAACTAAATCAATCTCAGTAAACATATTACCAGTCGAAAGAAGATTTTTCCAACGAATAGTTTTAAATGTTAGCATGGTATACCTAATAGTTGCTTGTATTCTTTAAGACGATATTCAACGTCACCAATCTCAAGAATGATATTCTCTCTACTCTTATCACTCATACCGAAACGCTTAACTTTACAAAGTTCCTTTGTGAGTTCGGACATTTCTTCAATCAGACAATCATCCGCTGCGCCTATATGCATATAATCAGGATGCATCAATGTTCTCCAATGAAATAGCTTCCACATACAGATCACGCATGTAATGTTTCATTTTATCAGAATCTACAGGCAAAGTCAAGTTGCTAATGTAGCTGTCAAGAATAGTAGGAGTATCTTGTGCTTGATCAACAATTTCATCTGGATTGGTATCCGTAAACAGATTTACATCTTCTACGATGGAAATATCTGCAGGACTTTCTTTATATAACTTGTCCAATAGCATATCGAATGCAAACGGGTTCGTCTTGTTCACACATACGATCTTAACATAACAGTCCTTATACTTGCTGTAATCTGTAGACTGTATCTTCTGAATGATATCTGGATTCTTTACATCATCATAAGATACCATGTGAAAAATGCTAAAAGGATTACGATGGAAAGTAACTTCCAATGTTTCTGTATCAAGAACTGAGAAACCTCGAGAATCGTTATAATCACTCCAAATATGCTCAGAAAAAGCACCCAGATAAGTAATGTTATTGCGGTTACTACGGTGATGATAATGACCACTATAAACGCTGTCGAAGCGGCTAAAAATGCTAGAACTTTGTCCATGATCTGATACCTGTCCTTTGTAGAATTCAAACCCTTCTAGTTCAAGATGTCCCATTAGAATACTAGAGGTACTATTCCTGATCGCATCAAACGATTCCGCTTCATTGTCTTTTGTGATCCAAGGCATTAAAAGGATCTCGCAACCATAAACTTCAATCTCTCTTGGTGTTGAGTATGTGGTGATATTGAAATATCTCTCACCAACCAACTCATTAAGAGCGTTGACCTTATATGTATCCTTATAGTACTCATCATGGTTACCTGCAATAATGTGCAGATTAATTGCACGTTGATGTATAGGTTCCAAAAAGTCTGTGCGAAGACGATGCGCTGTGTTGATGTTAATATACTTGCGACGATCAACCAAATCGCCTAGATGAATAATCGTGTCGATATGTTGCTTGTCAATAATCGGAAGAAAGAACTCATCCACACACTTCTTGAAATAGTCTAAGAAGATTGGGGAATCATTTCTGACTCCCCAGTGAGTATCAGTAATCAATGCTATCTTTGCCACTTATGCCCTCTTTTTCCCTGATTTGGAGATGTAGGCTTCATTATCGTACATTTTCACTGCTTTGTCAATAGCATCTTTGATGTTCACTAATCTTTCACGATAGTTTCCACGTAGATGGACATTTTCACCTTTATTCAATAGGCTCTTAATCAGATGTTCAATCTGAAACGGCACTTCGTTGCTCATCTTTTTCTTCCTCATAAAACTTACTAAGACCTTCTTTGGTCTGTTTACGCTTGATCTTCTTTTCCTCTTCTCTTCGTTCGAACTTGTTCATAAACTCATTGATGTTGTCATACATTTGACTTGGCATCACATGATTGTCATCACCGTCAACCAATGCACCTGAGTGACCCTGATTGACAATACTCTCTTGATAATTCTTATATATGATGTATCTGTTCTTCTCTTCCTTGCTAATGCGACGAAGGAATGCATAGTATATGATCTGAGTAAAATACGCAAAAGGATTTGGAACATAGTTTGGATTATCATTACCATTGTACTCTGGATTGTAGTCCTTAAAGTACATAATACAATTCTCAATTCCATCACTGATCATTTCATCACGATATGAGTAGTTAATGAATCTAGGCATGGTAGAAAGTTTGTTAGCAATCTTCCATATACACTCACCAATATACTCAGGCAAGCGAGGCTCTTCTTTGCCCTCAAGCTTTGCCTGTTCTACTCTCTGTCTATGTCTGATGATTTCGTCGTAGAATTTCTTATTGTCAACATAATGCACGGTATTTCTCTTCTTCATTCACTTTTCCCTTGACAACCGCTTGACACACTGCTATTATGGCTATGCCAGCGATGATATGAATAACTTTAAATACTATTAGGTATCAGCTTAGTGTAGCTTTCCCTTATCATCTTTACTTTCAAGTAGCTTCTTCAATAGTTCTATTCCCTCATCTAAATCATTAGAGTCATCATAAGTTCCTTCATCATTTGAATATCTATCATATTCGACATTATCTTTAGAAGCAGAATTCATGAAATGCTCTACTGAATTCCAATAGTGAGCAACTAAGCTCTCATCAGGATATGACTTAAAGAGAACTTCTTCCTTTACAATCTCAAAGACTTGCTCAGAACAAATCTTCATGAATACCCATTGCATGAGTGAAAGAGATATGAACCCTGGTTTACTTCCCTTAAGATAAAGAACTTTGCATGGATTAAGAAGAATGTATGTGGTTGCTGTTTCTTGAATCTCAGCAATAATGTCTTCACCATTCTTCAGTCTGAGGAACTGAATATCTGTTTCCATAATATTAACCTTTCATTTCAATTCTATTTTGTAGATTTTGTATGAGAACTGTTCCTCTGTATATACCTTGATGCGTTCTGCAAAATGTTTAAGAGTATAGTTTTCGTGCTTCTTATATCGCATGTCATCTGCAATATCGAACAACTGTGCTGATTCTTTTGTATCGCTCTTTCTTAGTCCGCGTCCAATAGACTGTAGGTTTCTTATCCGAGACTTAGACGGACTAGCAAATATAATGTTATGTAGATTTCTAATATTGATTCCAGTACTAAAAGTACCAAAACTAGCCACAATAATAGCGTTTGTTTCTGACTCAACGATCTTACGAACTTCTTCACGTATGTCCACATTTGTTTCACCACTTACGAAAAACACTTTTCTATCTGATCCAACTTTCTTGGAGATAATGTCATGGAGTATTCTTCCATGTTTGTCAACGTACTGGAATAAGACGAGGGTATTTCCGTCGAGAGATACTGCGAGGTTACTAATAAATCTGTTACGGGACTCATTAAGAACAAGGTATTCAATTTCTTGCTGATAGGTAAAAGTCTTACTTGCCTGACAGATTGATTCACCATGCCTGAGAAGAAGACACTTGATCTTGAACTCAGCCAAGTGTTTTGCATCCATAAGCTCTTTTGTGGTAATAACTTTTCTAACTGATCCAAAAAGACCTTCAAGAACGAGACGATGGGTTTTGGTGCCGTCAAGGGTGCCGGTGGTACCAATTCTAAAACTAGCATTTGATAGTCCTGTCATAATGTCTGTTAGAGATTTTGCTTTGAATAGATGAGCTTCATCACCGATTACAAAATCAAATTGCGCGAACCACTTCTTAGGCATCTTGTAAAGAGACTGCCAAGTTGAAATCGTCAGGAACTTGTTTGTATCCTTGTCCTGACCCTGATAAACTTTATGTATGTTATCACTAACATTCCAACCATTCGTTTCAGAGTATTCTTTAAAATCACTAGTCAACTGTTCCACTAAAGAGACAGTTGGTACAATGATCAGCCCCCTCTTTAGTCCTCTATACCTGAGAAAATGACATAGAAGATAAATAATAAGAGACTTACCACTTGCAGTGGGGCTAAGTAATAAACTACGTCTTGTACGAATGGCATGAACGAATGCATCCAACTGATAGTCTCTTGGAACATGTTTCGGCCTTAATTTTTCTACAAACTCGTTTGCTTCCGCTAACGAGAATTCTTCGTCGTAGTCTTCATTCTCATATTCCCAATCGTAGTTGCGTTCTTCACAAAACTTCGCAACATATGGTACAAGTCCACGATACAACTGCTTTGATCTAACATCAAACAATCGTATTTTTCCATCCCAAAGTCTAGCCTTATACTGAGGCGTAAACTGATAACCAGGCACTTGAAACGTGAATGCTTCTCTTAGTTCGTATGCAACACCATCATCACATACAATGACTACAAAAGCTTCATTCACGTTTCTTATTATAACTTTATTTTCCACCAATAAATCGTTCCCAATCCATGTATGACTTCAATTGAAAAGTCCTGTTATTCAATTCTTTAAGAACTGACTTACAGAAATCAACAATCTCTTCATGCATTACCTTTTTCAACAGTATGTTATTTAGTTCAGTATCAGAATCAAGCCAATGCTGAAGATCAGCCCTCATGACCTTCTTTGTCATAGGTTCAAGACCGTATCTCTCTAGGTCTTCAGGATTGTTCAGATCACCATTATAGTAATCCCACTTGATCTTGCGTCTTGTGTTATATTCTGCTTGAAGTTTCTTGACGATCAGATTGTGATGTGTCGTAATACGCAAATACTTCGAATGAAGTTTAGGAATATTTGCAACAGCTTTATGCGGATCAGTTTCATCCCAACCTGCATCTTTAATCCATTCTTCAGTTAGGGCGTCAATAGTTACCGGCGGTTTCATCCACTGCTCCATAAAAAATAATTATTAGTATAGACGGAATTTAGGAACGTGTCAAGTACTAAAGACGTTGAACTTCGAAATAATCATATGAGAATGCCATGTCCAAAGTGATAGTTTGTTCCGCAGTTTGTGTGGTATCAAAGATTAGCTGACCCATAGATGTAGGGTGTACATTGTAAAACTTGATTCTCATTAATGCTATATTAGAGTTCGTATTGATGGTTAGAATGCCATCATAGTACTTGCTGAATGGAATACCTTTACGTTTTCCATATTCTTCATACGTTGTTGGCTTTGTTAACGATTTTAGCCATTCAAGAGTTTCTTCCCATACCCGTAGGTCTTCATCAACTAGAACAGACATAGACAGATCACTCCAACGTAGAGTATCTCCGTGTCTTTTAGTGACTGAAAATGGTGTAGGAACTTCCACAGCGGAAGTTGAAACGTCAGGTAAATTTACAGTCTGACAGAAGTATTTGGCAAAAGGAAGATCAGGAATAACAAATGAATACTTCGTAGGTTGAAGCAAGTTGCTATTTTCTGGTATTCTTGTAATGAGTGTTTCTTTTGACATTGTTACCTCTTTTGATTATTTATGCAAAAGAAAAGGGCAGCCGAAGCTGCCCAAGTCTGAGTTTCGTTTCTTGTTATAAACAAGATTACATAAGGTTACGAACGCGGAAGATGCGGTAGTACTGGTTAGCGCGTGCCGTAGCAGCGATAGTTGCAGCAGCATCAGCATCAGCGATAGCATCTAGACCCTTAGCGAATGGATTGGCTACCATGCCGTAACGTGTCTTGAAGCCGATCTTTGGCTGGAAGTTATCCTGGCCAATAGCGCGAACCATCTGAAGAGGAACGTATGGGCAGTAGAACAAGCCGGCGTCATAAGGTGAAGTACCCTTATAACCAACGCAAACTAGTTCGTCGCCGTTTGCTGAACCACCGAAGTAAGGGTCGATGTAGACCTTTACGCGGCCGTGCATTGTACCAGCGTATGTGTTGCCTGTATCGTCAACTTCAAGGTTAACATTTAGAGCAGGTGTGTAGTCGAGAACACCAGCCATAGCGAGAGCAGAAGCAACATCTGAAGAAACGATCATGATGTTACCCTTACCGCGACGAGTACCCTTAGCAATTGCATTGCACTCGCGTTCGATTTGGAATACAAGACCCTTGAACTTTTCAACTGACCAACGGCCGTTTGAGTCTGTGTCAAGGTCGAATGTACCAGCAGTTGTCGTGCCGTACTGAGCGCCAACAACAGCAGAGTTATAAACTGTGCGGATAAGTTCGCGGTTGATTTCAGCAAGAATTTCTGTTGACAGAATGTTAGCAAGTTCTGTCTCAGCGTCTAGACCGTGAACAGCCTTAAGATCCTGAGCAAGTTCCATTGTGTATTCTGCCTTGAGCGCGCGTGAACGTGCTGTAACAGTTAGCTTCTCAATTGAGAAAGCCATTTCAGCGAAAGCATTGTTACCTGCATCGCCTAGAGCTTCCGCCTGAGCAGTTGACATACCAATGCCAGTTGTGTAAGCACCTGTATTAGCTGTGTTAGAAACAGGGTTTGAACCAACGTTGGTACCAACTGAAGATGTGTTACCAGCAGCATTCGAAGCAGAATACTTGGTATCAGCTTCGTTGAAGAATGATTCTGTCCAATCTGTCTTTGTCTTTGAGTTGTTTGTGTACTTGGAACGCATAGCGAAGATCAAGCCAGTTGGGCCTGTCATTGGCTGAACGCCAGCAATGTCGTGAGCCATTAGCTTTGGTAGTGAACGACGAACCAATGAGATAAGAATTGGATCGTAGTTAGATACTGCACCACCAGAAACTGAGTTAGTTGGTGCTGACTCGTTGATCATACGAGATTCTTCAGCCATTGCCTTTTCCTGGTTCTCAAGAATAACGGCAGTTACGGCACGCTTGTAAGCATTGCCAATCTTTGGTAGACCGTCGTGGTCAAGAACTGGAGACCACTTCTGTTCTAGTTGTTCGGTTAAAAACATTTCTTTCTCCTTTTGAGATTCTATATTATTTAGTTTTTTTAGTTCGGAAGCTTTTTACCAAGAGCCTGTACATATTTTGCCATTGGACCCTGTAGTTCTTCCTGAATCATTGACTTACCATCGGCAGTTGCATCAACGGAATCAAGTTCCTTTTGAGCCTTTACTGTCGTTGGGAAATAGTTTTCGCGAAGAGTTGTAATCTTAGATGTAAACTCATCTGCATTATTGAAATCAACATTTTCAGCCAAAGACTTAAGTCTCTCTGCCTGAGTTGCGGCAAGGCCTTCAACTACAGTATTAAGAATTTCAGTCTTCTGGCTTTCCGCTAGAACCTTTGAAAGTTCTACATTACGTTCAATTTCTTCATTCAGCTTAGCCTGAAGTTCTTCAACAGTAGAACCAAGCTCTTCAACTACTGATACCTTGTCTTCTGGAATATCAATGTAGTTTTCAGCAAAAAGCTGACGAAGACCTGAAATAAATTCTTCTGTTAATTCTGTGCGAAGACCAGCTTCGATAGCTACTTCATTCTCAGATACCCACTGCTCTACAACGTAGTTTAGGTAATCATCAACGTTTGAAGCAAGTTCTTCTTGAATATTCTTTACTTCTTCTTCAAGAGTAGAAGCAAATGCTTCTTCAAGAGCAGCTAGTTCTTCTTGTAGCTTTGCGTTAACAGCAGCTTCAAAAATTGTTGTAGCTTTAGCGCGGAATTCTTCAGATAGATTTTCGCCTTCTAGAAGAGCGTTAACATGTTCAGACATATCAATCTGATATGATTCCTTCATGTCTTCCTTATCGTCTTCTTCTTCATCTTCGTCTTCATCATCTTCTTTTTCTTCGTCTTTTTCTTCAACGAGTTCGAAGTTTTCTTCGATAGCAGCAGCAATTTCGTCTTCTGAAGCACCTTCAGCTACCATCTTGTCGATGAATTCAGCTAGTTCTTCAGAAATCTCAATATCATCACCATCAACTTCATCATCTTCTTCAAGATGCTGTGTTGGTTCGGCAGCCTTTGCGCTCTTTGTAGGAGCAGATGTGTCTTTCTTGAGTGGTGCAGCAGCTGCCATACCAGCGTTTGTACCGCTGTTTGGTGTAGCATGAACTGGTGCATCAGCAATTTTTGTTGAAGCAGAACCTTCAAGCTTTTCCATTGAATCAGTTTGCTTTGATCCAGGCTTTAATGTTTCGGCATTGGCTGTCTCATTCATGAGAATAGCCTTTGCTGTTTCGGTAAGCGATCTTGCCATATTTAACTCCTTTTGAAATTATTTAGTATTTTGCAAGTTTTGACATAAAATTCTCAAAAAGTCGCAGACTTACAGCTTCGATATCAGCTTTAGAAGCTTCCTGTAGCTGTCTCTTAGCAGTGTAGTAGTCTACTTCTTTCCATCCTGTTCCATCTAGAATCCATTCTTTGCTTTCCATAATGCCTTGTACAAAAGCATCTTGAGCAGAAGGATCCGCAACGATATCACCGGCTGTTGCTAGATGAAAATCGTCTTGAACTAGTTTATATCCGTTTCCTTCTTTAAGAGACCCTACGCCTCTAGTGGAAACGCCTAAACTTGCACCACCGTCCAGCAAAGACTTCACAATCTTGCCATTAGGAGTATCTAAAATTTTAGCTTTACCGATAAAATTATTACCATCAGGATATAGTTGTGTGATCATATGAGACACACGGTCGAGATTAATAGAGGGTGAATCTGGATGTCCTAGTTCACCGAAAGCTCTATTCTTGTTAACATAGTTTTGGTTGTATCGTTCCACTTCGCGAGATAGAATACCTTGTGGATAAATACGGCCATTACGGTTCTTCTTCTCAGATTGCATGAAGATGCCTGTAATGAAATAATTCTTCTGCTTAGTTTCCTTGTCTTCTTCAACAAGGTACTGAACGTCTGTTACTTCTTCCTTAATGAGTTTCATATACCCATTGCCTTTCTTCTGTTCATGGAGCGTTTACGCTTCATCAAAATTCTGCCCATTTGGGACTTTCTTTTAAGCTTCGCTTTACGGGCGCCCATCTTCCGACGACGGCGTTCTGCTGGAGACATCCGAGTTAGTTTACCACCACGCAATGTCATTCCAGCAACGTTTGACTTTTTAACTCGACGTTGAACTTTACCACCACGAACGCGAGCCTTAATAACTTTAATGCGCGCCTCGTATAGTTCAGATTCTTCCATTTGAGAGTTTTTTAAATCTTGTTCTGATGGCGCGCCTTCTGATCCAGGTTTACGCATACGCTCGCCTGAACCAGCTTTGATTCTTCTGCGCTTGGCATGGATATTATCCCAAAGACCTCTCTTTTCATTAAGGTCTTCTTCTTTTAGATTGTTTTTTGGAACAACTGTAGTATTAGGTGGTTGTTTGTCGCCTTTATCATCGC